ACACACTAAGTCTGAGTTTGCTTCGTACTTGTTCCCCGCTTGGCTCATGGGTAAGAAACCAAAAACAAAAATAATACAAGCAACACACACAGCAGAGCTCTCATATAGGTTTGGTAGAAAGATGAGAAACCTAATGAACGATGAACAGTATAGGAGAATTTTTAAAGAAGTGCAGTTACGAGCAGATTCAAAAGCATCTGGACGATGGGATACAAATCATGGAGGAGAATATTTTGGTGCTGGTATCGGTGGTGCTATTACTGGTCGTGGTGCAGATTTATTAATCATCGATGATCCTCATTCGGAGCAAAGTATAACAGACACAAGTTTTGATAATGCATTTGAGTGGTATGTATCTGGACCAAGACAGAGACTTCAGCCTGGGGGAGCTATAATTGTTGTTATGACAAGATGGTCTGAAAGAGATTTGACCGGGAGATTGATAAGGCAGCAAGCAGAAGTAAAAGCAGATGAATGGGAAGTTATAGAGTTCCCGGCAATACTTCCAAGTGGTAAACCAATTTGGCCAGAGTATTGGAAAAAAGAAGAGTTAGAAAAAATCCAAGCAAACTTACCTGTTATGTCATGGGAAGCACAGTACCAACAAAAACCAACTTCTGAAGAAGGTGCAATCATTAAACGCGAATGGTGGAAAATGTGGAAAAGAGATGAAATACCTGAGCTTCGTCACATCATACAAAGTTATGATACAGCCTTTAGTAAAAAAGAAACAGCAGACTTTAGTGCCATTAGTACGTGGGGTGTATTTCGTACAGAGTTCAGTAAAGACAATATTATATTATTAGATTGTATAAAAAATCGTTGGGAGTTTCCAGAATTAAAAAAAGTTGCTCTTGAGCAGTATAATTATTGGGAGCCAGAAACGATTATCGTTGAAGCTAAAGCAAGTGGACAACCATTAATACAAGAGCTGCGTCAAGTGGGAATTCCTGTTGTCAGCTATTCTCCTTCAAGAGGAAACGATAAGTTAACAAGGGTAAATTCTATTTCTCCAATTTTTGAAGCTGGACAAGTTTGGGCTCCAGAGGGAAAAAAATTTAGTGAAGAGATGATTGAAGAGTGTGCTGCCTTTCCATATGGAGAGCACGATGACCTTGTTGATAGTATGACTCAAGCAATGATGCGTTATAGACAAGGTAATTTTCTTTCGTTAAAAGATGATTATCAAGATCCTTTGAAAGAATACAAAACCTATGAGTATTACTAAGGACTAGATTTGTATTAGTGAATAGGATATAAAAAGTTATGGCTGAAAATAACATTGACAAAAAACTAGAAGCCGTGCTCGGTGATACATTAGAGACGGCTATTGAAAATGAATCTCCAATCGATATAGAAATAGTTTCTTCAGAAACTATCATTTCTGACGAACCGTTGGACGCGAACGATGATTTTTATGACAATCTAGCAGAAGATATGGAAGACTCAGATCTTCAATATATTTCTTCTGAATTAATGGAGGAATATGAAAATGATAAAACATCTAGAGATGAATGGTCCAGAACATATACAAAAGGTTTAGATCTATTAGGTTTTAAGTATGATGAAAGATCTCAACCTTTTCAAGGAGCAAGTGGGGTTACACACCCTTTATTAGCAGAAGCAGTTACACAATTTAGTTCAACCGCCTTTAAAGAAATGATGCCTTCAGGTGGCCCAGTCAGAACGCGTGTCATGGGCAAAGAAACATTAGAAGTGTATCAACAATCACAACGCGTTAAAGAATTTATGAATTATCAAATTACTAGTGTGATGGAAGAGTATACACCTGAGCTCGATCAGATGTTATTTTATTTACCACTTAGTGGTTCTACTTTTAAAAAAGTTTACTACGATGGGCAGCTTGAACGTGCTGTATCAAAGTTTGTACCAGCCGAAGATCTTGTCGTTCCTTACACAGCAAGTGATTTAGATTCTTGTGATCGCATTACACATGTGGTTAAACAATCAGAAAATGATATTCGAAAAAAACAAGTGGCAGGTTTTTACTTAGATGTAGATCTTAGTCCACCCGCCCCGGATGACGGAACATATTCAAGTTCAAATATAAAATCAAAAATTAATCAAGTTGAAGGAATACAAGCAACTGGAGAAACAAACATGTACACTCTTTTGGAGTTTCATGTAGATTTAGACATAGAGGGTTTTGAAAACAAAGATAATAAAGGAAAACCAACAGGTATTAAAATTCCTTACATTGTAACTATTGATGAACAATCAGGAAAAATTTTATGTATTCGTAGAAACTATGATGAAGGTGATGAAACATTTAAAAAGAAACAATACTTTGTTCACTATAAATTTTTACCGGGATTAGGTTTTTATGGTTTTGGATTAATACATTTAATTGGTGGTTTATCACGAACAGCGACACAAGCTCTTCGTCAATTGATTGATGCAGGAACGTTATCAAATTTACCTGCAGGTTTTAAAGCACGTGGTTTACGAATTAAAGATGATGATTCACCATTACAACCTGGAGAGTTTAGAGATGTTGATGCACCGGGTGGCGCGATACGCGATGGATTAATGCCTCTTCCTTATAAGGAGCCTTCACAAACATTATTTCAATTATTAGGATTTGTTGTGCAAGCGGGTCAACGATTTGCTCAGATAGCTGACATGCAAGTTGGTGATGGAAATCAAGGAGCACCTGTTGGAACGACTATTGCATTATTAGAACGTGGTTCGCGTATCATGAGTAGCATTCACAAAAGAATGTATTACTCAATGCAAAAAGAATTTAAACTTTTAGCAAAAGTAATTCAAAGTTATTTACCAGAGGAATATCCTTATCAAGTAGTTGGTGGAGATAGAAATATAAAACAATCAGATTTTGATGATAGAGTTGATGTTATCCCGGTTGCTGATCCAAATATATTTTCTATGTCACAAAGAATTCAGTTGGCACAAACACAATTACAATTAGCAACAAGTGCACCACAGCTGCATGATGTAAAAGAAGCCTACATCAGAATGTATGAAGCACTTGGTGTAAATGACATTGATAAAATAATGAAGTTAGAAAAACCAGAGCCAATGAGTCCAACAAAAGAAAATCAAAAGCTTATTGATTCAGATAAAATAGAAGCATACGAAGGACAAAATCATGATGCTCATATTCAAACTCACATTAGTTTTGGTATGTCTCCCATTGTCCAATTAATGCCACAAATAGGAATTGATTTAAATAAACACATTTTAGAACACGTAAGTCTTAAAGCAAAAGAAATGGTGGCTTCGCAAGTAGAACAAGCGGAGAAACAAATGGGTCAAACAGCTCAAGTGGAAAAATTAGATGATATGAAAGAATCAGAGATTGCTAAATTAGAAGCACAGTTCATGCAAGAGGTAAGACAATTACAACAACAAATGAGCGGAGAAGGTCAACCAGATCCTGTTGTTCAATTAAAACAACAAGAACTGCAACAACGAGCAATGAATGATCAAGCTAAATTACAAATTGATCAACAAAAATTAGGTTTTGATCAACAAAAACTACAGCAAAAAGATACTATAGATAAAGCTAGAATTGAATCATCTGAAGATATTGCTCAACTTAGAGCTAATGTTAATTTAAAAAAAATGAATAAAGATGGTAATAAATTTATAAAGGCGGGATAATGGATCGACCAATAAAAGAATTAGTAATTCCTCAACAAGTATTCGATATGTTTGTAGATCAAATAGATAAGTTTGTAAGTTTTCACGTGAAAAACGAAGGAACTGCTCTTATTATGGCGGAAGCTTTAATAGTAAAAATAAAACAATTGTTTATCGGAAAAGGCTATGTAGAAGAGGATGCTTTACTATTTATAGAACATGCTTTACAAGAATTAAATGATGATAAACCAACTATACATTGAGGTAAAAAATGAAATTTAAAAATGCAAAAATGACTATTGTTCCTCAGAAAAATCCATTTCCTAACACACAAGTTGCTTCAACAGCAGAGCAAGTTTTCTCTCCTTTTGTGGTAAAAGATAATAAAGGATCTGGGCCTCAAGGACAAACAAGTCGAATGCAAATTAAAAAAGTAGCTTTCAAAGGCGTAAAATAGTATATTATTCGACTTTAACAAAGGAGGTTCTATGAACTTACTAAAAGATCTATGGGCGCACCTAAAAGAGTGGAGCGACTGGAAGATGAAGGATTGGATTAAAGCGGCTATTGTTGCAATAATCGTAATCATTATTATCGGAGCTATTTAAATGGCATTTGGATTGTTATCTGGTTTACTAGGAGGTAAAGACGGAGCCTTAAAACAAGTTGCTTCGGTTATAGATTCAATTCATACATCAGAAGAAGAGAAATTAGATAAAAAAATTATTATGCAACGCATTCAACAAAAGCTTGCAGAAAAACAATTAGATGTTAATGCAAAAGAAGCCACCCATCGCAGCGTATTCGTTGCTGGGTGGCGACCATTTATAGGCTGGATTGGAGGGCTTGCTTTATTGTTCTCTTTCATTCTATCTCCTTGTATTGAATGGTACGCAAAATTTGCAGGTATAGATATTGTGCCTCCTGCTATAGAAACTGGGCCCCTCCTGGCCATAGTTACTTCAATGCTCGGAGTTGCAGGCATGCGTAGTTTTGAAAAAGCGAAAGGATTAACAAAATGAAAAAAAATTTAAAAACAGTTCCAAAGAATAATAAAGGTTTAAAAAAATTACCTACAAAAGTAAGAAACAAAATGGGTTTCTTAAAAAAAGGTGGCTCTGTAAAAAATAAAAAGTAATAAAAAGGAGAATATTATGACTGATCAATTACCAGATAATTTGTTAGGGGGAACCTCAACAACAAATATGAAATTTACTTTAGATGATAGTGGTTATGCTAAAGTTCAAAAAAGCTATACAACCGTTGGTAGTAAAGTAAGTGTTACAGGAACTGTAACAGATCCAGATGGTTTTTGGGATGTTGAAGTTTCAAGTAGTGCAGGTTCTGATCATAAATATAGTTCAATAGCTACAGGTCAATCAGAAGATTTTGATTTAAAAACTAACTTTGGTAGCACAACAGTAACTTTAAAAATTACAGCTACAAACGGCGCTTCAAGTGCTGGTATAAGTGGTCATATAAATATTTCGTATAAGGTTTAATGACATACAACGAATTATCTGACTCAGTAAAGTTAAGTGAAGGCTTCAGAGATCACGTTTACATAGACACCGAAGGATTTCGCACAATAGGCTGGGGTCATAAAGTAGTGCACGAAGATAATTTTGAAGATGGCAAGACATATAAAAAAGAAGAACTACAAGAAGTATTTAATAAAGATCTAAATAATGCAATAGGTAAAGCTAGAACACTTATGGAAAATAATGGTGTTACTGATTTGCCTACAACTGCTCAACATACCATTACCGAAATGGTATTTCAGCTTGGCCCTACAGGCGTGTCCAAGTTCCGTATGATGTGGAAATGCCTGCAGGAAAGCAATTTTATTGGTGCGAGCTATGAAATGCTCGACTCGAAATGGAATAAACAAACTCCAAATCGTTGTAAAAAATTAGCTGACCAAATGAAATCATGCGAATAGAAAATTTTTTTTCATATTATAAAAAACAATTAATTAGTAGACAAAAACTAGTTGAAGAGTCTATATTAGGTGGACTGTGTACAAGTTGGGAAGAATATAAATATCTTACCGGGAAACTTGATGCACTTAAACAAGAAGAACAGGAACTCACGGACCTGCTAAAAAAACAGGAGCTACACGATGACGACTAAACCTAAACTAATTGTCCCAAAACATGTGTGGGATGGTGCAGAAAAAGAAAAAGAAAAAAAAGAATTAGAAAAAATTCCAAAACCTGTTGGTTGGAGAATAGTTTTGTTTCCTCTTAAATTAAAAGGTAAAACAAAAGGTGGTGTTATTCTTACTGATGAAACAGTAGAAGAATCACAAATAACAACAAATATTTGTAAAGTCTTAAAGACTGGATCTTTATGTTATAAAGATAAAGAGAGATATCCTGATGGTCCTTGGTGTAAAGAAGGTGATTGGGTTATAATAACTCGCTATGCAGGATCTAGAGTAAAGATTGATGGTGGAGAGTTACGTATTATTAACGAAGATGAAATTCTGGCAGTCGTTGATGATCCGAGAGATATATTGCCAGCCAACATAATGTAACATGGAGAACTCTATGCAACCACAAACGACTACCGACCAAGATAAAATGGTTCCTATCGACACTTCTGGAGAATCAGTAGATATAGAAGTAAAAGACGAAGAAAATAAAAATGAAACTCTTGAGGATAAAGAACAAGTAGAAGAACAAGTAGAAGAAAAAAAATCTGATAACAAAGAAGAAGCAGAAGAATATTCAGCTGCTGTACAAAAAAGAATAGATAAACTTACTTACAAACTAAGAGAATCTGAAAGACAAAAAGATGAAGCTTTAAAGTATGCAGGTAATTTAAAAAAACAAAATGAAGATATAACAAAAAAAGTAAGACAAGTAGATGATGGGTATCTAGAAGAATATAAAAAAAGAGTTGGCTCTGAATTAGATAAAGCACAAGCTATTTTAGCATCAGCTATAACAAGTGGAGATGCAAAAGCACAAGTTGATGCTCAAAAAGCTATTGCTAAACTTACAATAGAAGAAGAGCGAGCAAAAATGACCGAGGCTCAAAGAACTAATGAAAAAGCACAACCTGCTCAACAACCTCAAGCTCAAGCACAACCTCAATCACAACCAAGACAAGCAGAACCAGATAGAAAAGCTGTTGCATGGGCAGATAGAAATGAATGGTTTGGAAAAGATAAAGGTATGACTTTTACTGCAATGGCGTTTCATGAAGAATTAATTAATCAAGAAGGATTTGACGGAAAGAGTGATGAGTACTATAATGAACTTGATAAACGAATTCAAAAAGAGTTTCCTCATAAATTTGAGGGTAATAAAGACAAGAGTAGCCGAGTCGTCCAAACGGTTGCTTCTGCTAATAGATCGACAAAATCTGGACGTAGAACTGTGAGACTCACACCTTCGCAGATAGCTATTGCAAAAAAACTTGGTGTGCCACTTGAAGAGTACGCAAAACACGTGAAGGAGGCGTAAATGACTGAAACAATTAAAAAAACCTCACGCAAATTAGAAACCCGTGAAAAGGATGTTCGAAAAAGGGGATGGGTTCCTCCTTCGAATCTTGAAGCACCTGAGCCACCAGAAGGTTTTCACCATCGGTGGGTAAGAGCTGAATATCGTGGTATGACTGATGAAAAAAATATTATCGGTAGACTACGAAGTGGTTATGAATTTGTGAAAGCAGATGAATACCCTGATAGAATGGATTTACCTTCTATTACTGACGGCAAATACAAAGGTGTGATAGGAATTGGCGGATTATTATTAATGCGTTGTCCTGAAGAAGTTAAAGAAGACCGGGATGAATATTTCCGTAATCTTACTAATGAAAAGACAAGTGCTATTGAAAATGATCTACACAAAGAAGAGCATCCAGCGATGCCAATCCATCAGGAGAGGCAAAGCAGAGTAACTTTTGGAGGCAAAAAATCTTAATTAGTAAGATCATTATGTCTCTAAGAAATTTAGGAGACTACTATGGCTAACATAGACCAAGCTTATGGCATGAGACCAATAGCAAAAGTTGGTTCTGCCCCTGGCGGAACTACTGGTACTACTAAATACTCTATTGCAAGTGGTGCTGCAGGCATGTTTACAGGTGATCCCGTCAAACCAAAGAATGACGGA